TGAATATTTCTTAGCCAACAGAGAGGAACTTATTAAGGCTGGCTGTAATATTCCCGATTCTAACTCTTCCGAGTCCTTTGATTTTAGTAAGATCAGTGTCAACAAGGTCGAAGACCCTACGAAAACCATTTTTGAATAAAATACTTTCTATTTTTGAATCTAAACAAAGGCAACCTATCGGCATATCTGAAAGAGAATGTGACAACATTTTATTATAATTTTCTAGACTTTCAAGTAATTTCTTGTTAATTTTTAATACATCAGAATCGTTTAGTTTTATTTCATTCATACCAGGAGTGCCCTTTGAATAATGTAAACCAAGAAGTTAAACAAGAAGAAAGAAAAGATCAAGTTCAAAATGAACCAATCAACACTACACAAGCTCAACAAGAACCAGTTGAGGACAAAAATTGGGCTGCTGTTAGAGAGCAGCGTAAAGCAGAACGAAAAGCGAGAGAAGAAGCTGAAAGAAGAGCAACAGATAAAGCAGCAGAAGCAGAAGCATTAAAAGCAGCTCTAGAAGCCATCACCAATAAGCCAAGTCCACAACATCAATCAAATCAATATCACGGAGAAGAAGAGTCAGAAGACGAAAGAATAAGAAAACGTGTTGAGGAAATCATCAAAGAAAGAGAATCAAACTTCTATAAAGAGCAGGAACAAAAAGAAAGGGTTGAATATCCTCATCGTTTAAGACAAACACACCCAGACTTTGATAAAATATGTGACGCCGAAAACCTTGATTACCTTGAGTATCATCACCCAGAAATTGTAGAACCATTTAAACATATGCCAGACGGCTTTAAGAAGTGGGATTCACTATATAAAGTTGCGAAGAAACTTCTTCCTAATCCCGACATCAAACAAGATCAAAAGCGTATGGAACAAAACCTAAAGAAACCAGGTAGCATATCAAGCACAGGAACGACGCAAGGCGTAGGGATTGCACCACCTGCAAGACTATCAGAGTCACAAAGAGCGTCTAACTGGGAAAGAATGCAACGCACATTAAAAGGGTTAAGTTAAAAAGAAAATTGACATCAAATTAAAGTTTTAATATAACAACTATTTAGCCGATCTTCGAGTTTCGCTAGCTCACGACTGAATTTCGCATCCTCGTCAGATGTACGCAGAATAAATGGCTTCGCACCCATTGGTTTTATGTATATTTGACAAGGAGTTAAATCATGTCATTTCCCACTGGAATTACAAACATAAACAACATGGCTCCTGAACTGCCTGTACAGGCTTCAGAAGACCTTTTGTCAACACCTATGTTCAACTTGATTCATAGTTTCGGTGTTGATCTTCATCATGCAGAAGCATACATCGGTAAAACGACACGTATGTCACGTTTTGAACGTTTATCTACAGATGGCGGTCAACTTGATGGTAGCGGTATAGACCCAAGTTCTGAAGTACCTGTAAGAACAGATATCGACGCTACAATGGAAATCTATGCGAAATCTATTGTGACAAACGAACAAGTTGTTCTTTATGAAAATAGCAAAACGCTAACTAAGTTTACAGCATTACTTGGACAATGGTTAAGAGAAAAAGAAGATCTACTTATGAGAGATCTATTCTCCTCTTCTGTTTCCTATATTAACTGTACAGGTGGCGGTAACGGCGATCAGCCTTCAAACATCACTATAAACGATGTTAATAACATCGAAACTATTCTGCTTAATAATGATGCAAGAACAATGCTTGTTTCTATTGATGCTAAGGATAAATTTTCGACGGGCCCGACACGTGATGCGTTTGTCGCTCTTGCTTCAACCAACCTCACTAATGATCTTCAAAAAGTTCAGGGTGTTATTTTAAAGAATGCTTACCCTGCACAAGAAGGCTTAAGACCAGAAGAGTATTGTGCTATTTCAAGATTCCGTTTCTTTGTTTCTTCTAAAGGAGCAAAAACACCTGGAATTTCAACACTTGGAAGAACAGTTTATACAATTCCTATGTACGGTCTTGAAGCTGCTGCAAAGATTGAGCAAAACAGTTACACAGCCGTTATCGGTTATAGACCACCTTGGGTTGTTTCGTCTGTTGCGCAAAATAGCCAACTGTATGCCAAGTTTGCAATCGCTCGTGCGATTACTAACCAGAATTGGATCAGTGGTCTAAACACAACAACTTATAACCCATCATAAGGAGGAATCTATGCCTTTTACTATTACTATGGGTGGTTCTTTTACATCTACAGGGGCAGGCGTTAAAATCTTGCTTCCTAACTATGCGGATTATTTCAAAACTTGGAATATGACACAACTTGCTGCTGCTAATCCAAATACTGTTGTAAATGGTCAATGGTTTGGTTCAAAATTTGGCTTAGGTCAATCGGCTGCCGGTCTTGGTATTCAAACCGTCAAAACTACATCGTTGTTAGATTCTAACTTTGGTGCGGGTCTTGGATTTACTTATGTTGCAACTAACCCAGTTATTGAAGCACAAGCACCAAATGCAATCACCGCAATCACTGCTGCTACTTCTGCCGTTGTATCTCAAACTAATACATATTCTGAAGGGGATATTATTCAGGTTTACAACACCACAGGAATGTTGCAAATTTCAGGAATGAACTTCCAAATTTCCAGCGTTTCTGGTGCTGGTTATACATTGCTTGGTCTTCCTGCTGCCGGTTTTGCCTCTGCTGCAACTGCTGGTTATACTAGACGTATTTCCAAATATTTAGCTGTCGATCCACAGTATCTTTATGTTACTGGCGTTTCTAAAGCTACACAGATGGTTGTTACATTTAGCGTTGACCCATCAGCTTATTATATAGCTGGTATGAAGATGCGATTCAGTGTCCCATCTTCTTTTGGAATGTATGAACTTAACGGATTAACAGGAAAAATCTTATCTGTAAACGCTGCAACATATCAAATGACCTTTGATATTGATTCAACAGCATTTACAACGTTTGCATTCCCTACATCTGCAAGTTCACCAACAAGTCAACTTTTTGCAACCGCCTCACCTGCTGGCGTAGCAACACAAAGAGATCCAAATACTTTTGTTGAAACTGGTTACAACTTTCAATTCCAAAGTTTTAAAAGTGGTCAGTTTGTGCCATATATTTACTTGGCTGGAGGAGCCCAATCTCCGAGTGGAGCTTCAGGGGATCAAATTAATTGGATGGCATTTAAGCTTGAAAACTAGAATTTAAACCTCCTGGTTTACCTATATCGCTCTCGTCGGCGGTATAGGTTTTAATGTAAAACCGCTTTACATGAGCTAAAAAATGACCGTTGTCAATGATACTAATCAATATTTACCGCCTGTTGTAACCATTCCATCGGCTTTAACCATTACAGCAATCACCAGAACTTTTCCGATGGTAGTGTCAACGGTAGCAAATAGCGATCAATCGTTTGACTATATGATGCAACAAAACGTCATTTTTACAATCCCATATACTTTTGGTATGTGGCAACTAAACAATATGTCAGGAACAGTGACAGGCGTAAGTGGAACAGATATTAGCGTAAATATAGACGCAAGAAATTTTGATGCTTTTTCTAATCCAAACAATGGGCAGATAGCAACATTATCACCTAATGGATCTAAAAACCTTCAATACAACAATAATACAGCAAATTACGTGCCGTTCCGATCACTAAACAATATCGGAAATTAAAAAACAGGAGAGAAAACATGTCAATTATCAAACAATATACAGCATCTGGAGAAGCCCACGGCTTAGTTGATGTATTAACAAATAGTGTTGAATTCAATGATTTTAAACACATGACCCCTACAACAAAAGCAAAGCTTGAAAAAGAGAAAAAAGAAGATTCAAGACTTGTTAAAGTTGAATATGTAAACAGAAAAGGCGGTCACGAAAGACTTGATAAACACTATTGCAGATACGCAGGTGATAGAATCGAAAAGTGGCATCTAATACCTGGTAGAAAATACGAAGTGCCAATGGGCATGGTTAAAGAAGTCAATGGCTTAAAGACAATGCAAAGAAGCGGTCTACTTGAAAGAGACGGTGAGAATGTAACACCTACAGGCGCGCCGTTAGCAGAAGATAGAGAAAATGATTGGGAACACAAGCTAATTCCAATCGCTTATTAATAAAGGAATTATATGACAGCAGTATCACCTGGTGACTCAACAATTGTTTTCATTAGAAAAAAAATAAGACGGTTGACTTCGTCAGCAAGTGAGTCTGCTTTATCTACTTCTCAAATCGATGAATATATTAATAATTTCTACGCATCGGACTTTCCATATGGCATTAAACTTGATCAAATGCGTTCAGTCTATACTTTTTTTACGGAACCTTATAGGGATAGATATCC